CCATACTGCAAGGAAGGCTCCAACTGCTATAACTACTGGATGCTTCATGTTCATTATTCTCCGCCTAACATAGATACTTGAAAAAAAGCCCCATCATTATCAGCTTCTTTCTTAAAGCTGACATGGCAGTGCTTAACATGTTTGTTAGCCCCTGTGTATTTGCGCCATTTCCAGTTAAGGATCTTGGAGCAGATGTACCCATCAAAGATGATGTAAGTAATACGCGTGTCTGCTTTTGACTTTGATAAGGCACGAAGTTGATCTGCAAGATCGCCCATAATGTCTGGCTTTGATCCCTTGAATAAGTCACGATCGATGTCAATGGCACGAACCCAACCTTGCTCATCTGGATTATGATCAGACTTGCGAGCAGCGTGTCGGGTATCGCCAATCCAACCATCCGATGTGCGGTCACGATCTGGGAACGAGTCATCGATCTGCTCGCGTAACTGTGATGCAGCTTTAGATAGTTTGGGTTTCAATTGCTACCCAATCTAATAAATCTTCTGACCAGTAATAATCACCTTCTGGCTTAGCCTTTGGTGCTTGCCAAATCAAGCCATTGAGAACCCAAGAATCAAAAGGCTGTGGCGCATAAAAGCCAACACCTTCCAAATAAGTCCATCCAATACCTGCAAAGTTATCTGCAAGGGTTTCAACCCATCGGCCACCTAAGTTATCCATCAACCATGAGTAACCTTTGTCTGGAGTGTTATCGTCTCCAATAGTTACCTGAATGACTTTGTTATCTTCGTCTAATTGTGTCCAGTAAGCCATTATGCAGTCCTTTGGAATGTGCCGTTAGATGTAAATGTATGAATTGTGTATGAGCCAGATGTTGATGTAGTACCACCTGTTGCAGTAATTGCGCCAGTTAAATAGCGCACGATTACCACTCCTGAACCACCATTAGCACCATCAGCGTTCCAACCTGCTGCCCCACCGATACCAAGATTTGCAGCTGGATCTGTTGGATTGATTGTATTTCCTGCTGCTCCGTCTCCTGCGCCACCTGTTGAATAAGTAATTGAAGTTCCAGTAATTGAATTGGCTAAACCTGCTCCTGCGCTTGGATTAGTTCCTGCACTACCTGCTCCACCGCCGCCTGCTCCACCGCCGCCCGAACCTTCATTACCGCCGTTGTTTCCTTGTCCTGAAGTGGCAGTCCCTCCAACTGTGGAAGTCAAACCAGAAAAACCTGCTCCGCCACCTGAACCGCCATTACCGCCAGAGAAACCTGTACCCGAACCGCTTGCACCACCACCGCCGCCACCACCAACTGCGGCAGTTAAACCACCGAATGATGAATTACTTCCTTGAGTTCCACTTGTGGGAAGCACTACACCTTTAGTGCCACCTGCACCCACGACTACAGAATAGCTTGTTATTGTTGTTGCTTGGTTTGTTAAATAAATAAATCCACCTGCACCGCCACCACCACCGATCGATCCAGCGGTCGCACCACCACCGCCGCCACCACCTGCAATAATTAAAAGATCAATGTTTGTAGATAAGGCAACACCACTAGAAGCAATGATTCCAACGAGTGAATTGAGCATTACGCGATTCCACCTACAACAGTCCATGAGTTAGCTGCTAGTTTAATTGCTGCTGCTGCTTTGTAGCGAGCCAATACTGGCACTGCTGATACGGCTCCAGCACTGGTCACAGTTGTCGTTCCAGATGTAACTGCGTTAATACTTGTAATGCCTGCGCCCTTTTGATAGACCACTAGGGTCGTACCGATGGGAAAGTTGTAGGTCGCATCGGTAGGGATGCTAAAGATGTTAGCCAGTGCGTTGTCCATTGTGACAATAGCGTTAAGACCATCTGCCTTGACCGCTGTGTAAGTAGTGCCAGTCTGTGCATTGACAGTAAGACCAGCGAACTTGGTGTCGATGTCCTGACCAAGCTCTGCAATAGCAGTCGCGCCATTCTTAACTAGGTCGCTTGACTGCGGAATGTCAAAACCAAAGTTCGTTGTTGTAGTTGCCATTAGGTTAGTGCTCCTGTCGCATTTGTCCATGTAAGTGTAGCATTTACGCCAGTCCAGATTAGTGAGGCTGGCAATACTGTTTCCCATTGTGTGGTAGATAGTGAGAAATCTGTGGCTGAGATGTAAAGAGTAATCTCGGTAAAACTAGGAGTAGCGCGTAGGGCTACATTTTCGACAAAGCCATCAAAGAATCCACCGAATAAGTTAGTGGGTAGGTTCTGGATCAGAACAGGCTGACCAAAGAACACGCCAATTAAAGAGTTACGCATGGCATCTGGCATGTCTGGGTTGTCTAATCTGAAAGTAATGGCTCCCAATGAAGCTCTAGGGTTCTTTCTGAGGTTTAACTCTCTAGAGGCGATATCAGTGATGTCTGCAAGGTTCTTGATGTTAGAGTCGAATGAACGCTCAAAGAGGCCGTAAGAGGCTATAGAGTCTGCGTTAGAGGTACTGTAGGTGCTGCCGTAGCCTGTGGAGTAGCGGTAGATAAGGCTGTTACGGATGCGAGCAGTCTGAGTTGTTGAGGTGATAGAACTTGGTGTTGCATACGAGCCATCGAGGTTAGTAAAGCCATTTGCTGCAAGGTAGTTAGATCTGTGGTCTGCATCGTCATAGGAGACATCTCCATCCTTTTCCTCATAGAGAGTGCCAAGTGCGCTAGTAGCAATCTGATCTGCAAGGGTCTGAGACTTGGCAGTGGCACTAGCTGCAACAGCGATCATTGTGTAGAAACCAGAGTCAATCGTGCCAATGTAACTCTCGGCATTTGCCCATGTTTGGGTTGCAGGATAAGTAGCCCATGTGACTGTTGGTGTTACTTCTGCCCATGTAAGGTTTAGCGCATTGCCTAAAATGGCTGAGATCTGTGCGCCATCTAGACTTTCGACTAGGGCAGTGTTGTAGACAGCCTTAGTGAGTTTAGCCAGGGAACCAATACCTAAGATCTTGCCAGTAGTAATGTAGCCAGTCTCATCTGGGCTTCTAACTCCAATATTAAAGTCTGATACTTCTCCACCAAACACAGTGACATAAGTACCGCTGGAGTTTTTTAATTCTAGGGTTATTTCTTCTGTGACATTTATGGTGAAATCTGCCCCAGTGGTGTTAATGATCTCTACTTGGCAGTAACCTGCTGTGCATTGGCGATCAATGTCTAAGCGACCAGAAGCAAAGGACACAGAGGTGACTGTCGTATAGACATCATCACCTACTGTCACTCGCCATTCTGGAAGCCATGTCATATTGCGAAAACGCCTCCAACGAGGGTTCCACGATTTCTAGCATTTGTAATAACATCATCGATTGCTTCTGCAATGGCGTTAGGATCACCAATGCCAGTGTTCACATTGATGGTAACTCCTGCTGGCAGTTGGTTGCCTGTGCCACTCGTACCTAATCCAACGCTAGAAGGCATAGAAGGGTTAGTTGGAGCAACGGATGGAATTGAAGCTCCCACAAAAGGCCTATAACCACCCAGTGCGGCTTGCTGCTGTTGATTCAGGGCATTGAAAGCAGAAGCAGCTGATCCCGCAAAGTTGTTAAAGTAGATGGTTAAAGATGCTAGTTGCTCTTTGACTGACATGAAGTTAAAGTTCTTGAAGATGTCATCTAGTGGCTTAATGCCTGCAAGGGTGCTGACTAACTTCTCTGTGTTCTTCTGTGCCTCATCAAGCATCTTTGTGTATTTCTCGATCTGGCTAATGTTCTCATCTTCGATAGCTTTCATAAGCAGCAAGCGGATGCGATCTTCTTCTGAGATTTTGCCCTTTAGGGCTGCCTCAATCTGGATCTTTTGTAGGTCAAAGATAGCCTTGGCCTTTGTAAGTTTAAGATTTTCTTTATTTACTTTAAGTGTTTCTTTAGCCAATTTGGTTTGAGCAGATGCAGAAGATTTAGAACTCTGACCAGAAATAGTCATAGGTGTGCTAAATGGTGCAGGCTTGATCTGGTTTGATTGCCCTAATGCTCTAAGGCCTTGCAAGTAACTACCTAGGATAGGGATCATTCCCACATTAAGATTAGAAAAGCCCGGCAGTGACTTTAACTTATCTGCCAGAACACCAATGCCACGAATTACATCTGCTGTGTATTCTGCTGTGGCTTCCATGCTTGCAGCAAGATTTGCAACCGAATCATTATTACCAAGACCAGTTAGAGCATCAATAAGACTTGTGCCAATAATCTCTTGGACATTAGCAGATGCAACAGCCAGCTTGTCCATAGATCCTTGGAAGGTTGATGCAGCAGCGGTTGCTGAACCCTTAAAGGTAGTAGCAAGATCATTAGTGATGTCATAGAAAGATTTAGTCTTTAGGTCTGCCTTGGAGATACCTACACCTAAACGAGTCAAAGCTGTATTGTTGCCTAGGTAAGCCTTGCTTAATGCTGCTGTAACAGAACCTAGGTCTTTTCCTGTAGCTGCACTTATGTCTAATGATAGATTGAGAAGCCTTTGGCTTTCTGCTGTGTCGCGTGTGGCAATAGCCAATGACTGATAAGCAGGGCGCAGGAGATCATCGATTATGCCGAACTCGCTTTGCAAACGCTGGATGTAACCTTCTGCTCCTGCAGCATCTCTTTCCAAGCCGACATTCTTCAGAGCTAGTGCCAGTTGTTGCTGTGCCTTCTGATCGGCTGCTGCTGCTTTAACTGAAGCCTTACCATAAGCAAGAACGGCTGAAGTACCGAAAGCTAAACCAAAAGTACGAGCAAGGTTTTTACCTTGTTTATTTAACTTGTCAATAGCTGTTTCGGCTTGCTTAAAACCTTTGGCATCGAGTTTAGACCCTATGTTAATGTCAGGCATTATGCAGCTCTCCTAAAGGTTTGGCTTTCAGCGCGTTTCATAAATGCAGCTTCTGCTTTGTCTATGGCTTTGATTGCCGCGCCATAAGCCTTACCTTGATCCATTGCCCATGCCTTGTAAATTAAACGGCCTCTGCCCTTTAAGCTTCGTGTCAATTCTGGCAGGTTATTGATAAATTGTTCGCCTGCTCTAGGATTGATGGATCTACTGACTTTCTTAGAAGCACCGCCTGCTGCTGGGCCAACCCACGGCTGACCTTGTGGATTAGCACGACCTGCTGTTTCATAAATAGCGCCTGCAAATGATCTATTGTAAATCTTTGCATTAGAAGTAAAACCTGATCGAGTAGCCTTGCCGGGCTTTGTACTAAAGCCTATTCCTGATCTAATAGTTTTTGAGTTATAGGTTGGAAAACTTCCCTCATTAAATGAACGCGGAGCCCAACCAGACATGGGTGAGTCACTAGGAACAAAACCTCTTGCTTTTTTAACAATAGGACTTAACGCTAAACGAAGTTCTACATCTAATTGTTTGCTAAGGTCAGGAGCAAAAGTACGAATAGCCTTGCGTGTTTCTTTAACGCCTTCTATTTTTACTTGCATCGCTCACCTCTTTCGCTTCATCTTTGAGACCTAGCACTAGAGCATCTAGCATGGTCTTATCTAATTCCAATAACTGCTGTGGCGCGATTCCCAACCTAATGCTTAGCCTAGCAATTAGATAGGTGAATGGAAGATCGCGCTTTAAGCTAAAGGGTCTGAGTCAAGCACCTCAACACTTTTAAGTGTCTCGATGAACTCCATTCCAAAAGGCTTAACAGTTTCACCTGACCTGCGAGTGACTTCCCATGCTAACCAATAAACATCCGACTGCTTCTCCTCATCGCGGAAAGCCTTGTGAAAACCCTTTTTAGCGTACTGCTCGAACGAATACTCCACTGCTGGAGTGATTTCGCCTTCTAACACGCTTCCATCTGTACGAACAATCTTTAGTTTTGCCATGGTTTGCCCCTTTGTTTAGTTGTTTAGAATGTGCCAGTTGTGGCTACTGCAACTGTTGAGTTAGCAGTAAATGTAATTGACTGTGTGCCAATGTCTCCAACAGCACCATTGATGTCTGTTGTGTTATTGACTAACAATGAGACAGTGTAGAGAGGGTTAGTCGCTGAGACTGCTGTTCCCTTTGTCTGTAGGAATACTGCTGTGACAGTTGTTCCCCAGGCAGCTTGTAGTGTTGCCAATGTCTTTGTTGCTGCTGTGTCATTTAGGAAGTCGATAGTGACAGTTGATGCTTCCAAGCCCTTAACGAACTTGTGTGCTGTGTCGCCCATTGCTGTGACTTCTAGCTCATCGAATGTGCGGTTAATTGTTACTGCTGTTACTAGGTCTGAAAGATCGACAGAGTTGATCTTCACGCCGACCAAGTTATTTAGAAATACAGCCATGAGATTATTCCTCGTCCTTCTTAGTAGTTACTGGCTTTGATGGTGTTGGTACAACCTGTCCGATCTTGATCAGAAAGGCTTCGTTCTCTTTTTCCCAATCGGACATGCTTAACTCCAACTCGTTAGGATTGATACGGACATCTCACAGCTGAGTAGGTCACCCGAAGCAGCGTTGAGAATACTTGGTGCGCTTATTGCGCTTACATTATAGACCAGAGATGATGCTGCTAACTTGGCGAACACGCCACAGACAGTATCTTCAATGCCGTTCAGGTTGCCTTCGTTATCGAATAAAGGCACAGTCATAATAATCTTAAAGTTAGCCATTGGGCTAATAGTGATGTGCTGGTTATTGCTAGGTGTCAGGTACGGATCGTCTGGAGACACGATCACAGAGTTAGCAAGGACTGTTGCAGGCGGAAAAGCAAAGACTTGGTATTTGGTGTTATCTACTAGCGCAGTGGCTAAAGTAGTGCGAAGTGTAGTTATCGCTACTGGAGGCATTAGCCCACCATTGAGCGAGGGTCTAGCGCATGTGCAATCAATCCTCGCACCTTAGCGAGGAGCTGTGCGCTCATTCGGTAAGGGCTTGGCTGGAAATCGACTGCGTTACTGCCTGAAAGGGTGGCTGTACGCGCTTGCCAGATTTCAACAGATATCATTAAAGCTGCGTTCTGCACGGCTGTATCTGTTGTCCAGTCTGTGTAAGTTGTTGTGGACACAGATCCATAAGGAAAAATTGGGTGATAAGACTGGGCTGTTGAGTGAGTTGTTGTGACACTAATTGAGTATTCGCCAACAGCCGTAATTGTCTTAGTGCCGTTATACAAACCACCTGAGTTAGCAATTGTGACGCTCTGACCTACATAAAATGTATCAAGAATGTTATCGTTAAAATACAAAGTGCCTGTGCCTACAACATTGCTATGTGCAACAGTAAACCATTTAGGAGCCCACAACATAGGAATAAGAACTGCATCTGATGCGTCACAAACTTCCTGCAAAACGGCATCTGTGTACAGGGTGCCGACTCCGAGTGTGGAGCGTAATTCACTTACTGTCGTCAGAGCCATCTTGTTTCCTTTCTAAAGACTCTGGGGAGTAGAGGGCTACTACTCCCCAGAGCGACTTAGTGTGTTACTTATGCAACCTGTACTGCGCGGAATGCTGATGGGTAGCGATTAACTACGCAAACATATCCGTAGAGACCGATCTCAAGCTGACCATTTGCAACGACATTGGCGCGAATCTGGAGAGTGCCGGATTCATGGAATCGCATTGCCATTGTTGGATATACAAGTCCAACCTTGATGTTTGATGTTCCACCTGTGTAGTTAGGATCGACCACTAGGTTAAGACCAGCAACTGTGCCATTAGTCGAACCTTGTGAGATCAAACCATTAGCATTTTGAGGTGCTGCTGCTGCGTATAGAGGGCGGCCTGTTGTATCAACTTCACCTAGAAGACTAGCAAAATCAACATTGTCATTTCCACCTGATGTAGCAACCAATAAGTTGTTAGGTGTCTGACGCATTACGCCAAATGAATCTGCAATTGACTTAGCGATTGCCTTGTAGATTGTTGTTGAAGATGAATCTGATGATCCGTCTGCTGCAATCTTTGCTGCATACTGATCTGTCTTCTGAGCATAGCTAGCAGCCAACTCACGAAGATACAGGTCAAGGAAGCTTGGGTCTGAGCGATCTACGAGCTCTAGATCCAACTTGCCCGCGCCTGCGAACTTGACAACAGTATCTTCTTGGAAGGTAACTGTTGTATCAGCTGATGCAAACTCTGCTGCTTCTGCTGTCAAATCAACAGCAGCTTGAACTCCTAGCTTTGGAGTAAAAATTTTCATTCCAGACGCTGGGAGAGCCGCTCTCTCGATGCTATCGATAAAAGGGCGTGATGAATCAATGATGCCGATTACATCGCGTAGGTATGTTGGTGGAACCATACCTGTGTTTTCTGCAACTGATGCAACCTGTAGCGCTGCTACTAGCTCGCGAGCATCTGCGTCTCCGCGTGATGCGTTTAGTTGTGCCTTAGCATATTCACCAGCTGTGATGTTTAGGTTAAGGCGAGGATTTGTGTAGTACATTGCTGTAACTGTAGGGCGAGCAGCT